ACTTACACCACCAACTTGCAAGTCCATCAACAATGAATTTGCACCTGAATTTGTATCAGTTATATTTTCTAGTATACCAGTGAATGTAGCTGATACGTTGTTCCAAGTCTGAGTTACATTGACTGCTGATTTACTTGCTGTTATAGTTCCAGTTGATAGTTGTGCTGTATTTCCTACAAAATTATTAGCGTTAACGTTAGCTGTTGCTGTTAATGTGTTTGCAGATATTACATTGGCACCAGAAATATTACCACCAGATCCAGTAGTACTGATATTACCAAATGTACCATTGCCAGTTGCAACAACTTGTCCTGCTGTAGTAATATTTCCACCGGAAATATTACCTGTAGCAATGATAAGCCCAGCTGTACCCAAGTTACCAACGTTAGCATTACCAGTAACATCTAATGTTAAGTTAGCTGTTAATGTATTTGCAGTAACACCTGCTGTTACTACTACTGATGTACCTGATGCCACACCAATATTTGGAGTAGTAAACGCTGCACCTGCCGGAACATAAATGTTACCTTGACCGTCAAACGCAGTTGTTGGATTAACGTTACCGTCAACTTTAGCACTGAATACAGTACCGTTTAATATTAAGCCAGCATTAGTGTTAGCGGTGTATGAACCTGCACCAGAGAATTGTACCCAAGTTATTGATGTTGTACCAATAGTAATTGGGGCGTCTGCTGTGCTTACCCATCCTGTATCTGCATTATATGTACCTGCTTCAACAAAGGTAAATGCACCTGATACGTCACTTGGTTGATCATAATCACTAGAACGTGTTAATATATACGGTGCCGCACCTGAACCAACTTGTGTTACAATATATATACCATTGAACGCGGCTGATTGAGTTGTGTTATTAACAAATGCACCAACTTCATTTTTAATTAAAACACGCATACCAACAGTTGGAGTTGATCCGTCAATACTTAATGCAACATTAGTGTCACTGGTAATTGTTGCTCCAACTCCACTTGTTCCGTTATTGTAAGTATAGCCAGCGCCATAGATACTTGTCGTAGTTGCATATGAAACAGATGCCTTAGGATCTAGACCTTGAGCAATACTATCAACATATGCTTTAGTAGTAGCATCAGTATCTAGTGTTGGTGTAGCAAGATTTGTAATTTTCTTACTAGAAACACTAACAGTACCAGTACCAGTTGGAACTAGTATAACATCATTATTTCCAGCTGCGGCAGTTAATGTTAAAGTGGTACTGTTAGAAGTTAATGTAGGTGATATTAATGCTGATGCTGTAACATTTCCCACAGCATTTATCAATCCATTTGCATAAATATTACCATTAATTCCAATTCCACCATTAGCAACTAGAGTGCCGGTTGAGAAATTAGTAGCAGATACTGCTGTATTACTAATTGTTACTAATACTTGATTGTTTGCGCGGTTATTGAATACGACTGAATCTGATTCTGTAGATATAGTATTAGATGATGCTAAAAGTGAGATTTTTGCGCTATCACCGGATACACCTGCAAATAAACTTAATTGACCTGCTGTATTACCAGCTCCGCCAGTAACTGTTAATTGACCGCCTGACGAATTTAATTCATTTTGGGCAAGGACGCCTAATTTTACATTACCGGTAGTATTCAAGTTACCTAATAAGTTAGCAGTGTTAGTTGTTTTGTCAAATGTAAAGTTAGCAGATGAATTAGCATAAGTAGCATCATTGAATACAATACCTGTATTTGCTCCTGGTATTGTAATATTACCAGAGATATTACCTGCAAAGTTACCTGCAAAGTTATTAGCAGTTATTGTACCACTAGTAGTAATATTTGCATTAATAGTTACTAGATTTGAGGTAACAAGAATTACGTTAGGTACTGCTATATTACCATTAGCAGGATCAGCAATGTTAAACGATACACTACTTGTAGTTGTAGTTACACTTGTGTTACCATTAGCAAGTTTATCAGCTCCTGTAGCAACGACACCTGTTAATTGACTACCGTTACCTAAGAAGTAAGCGGCTCTCATATTACCAGTAACGTTTGCATTACCTGTTACTGTAAATAATTGTACGGAATCATCATATGTGAAATTAGCACTTGCCGCAAAATTGTCACCTATGTTATACTGAATTTCAGTATTTGAGCCGGCTGCTTCTTGTAAGTCCCATGGACTACCATTTGCGTATAATAAATGATCTGTGCGTAAGTTACCAACATTTGCGGTATTAGTTACAAACAAATTGCTTGATACATTTACAAAGTTTGCTGTAGCTAGATTACCTAAATTAGCATTTAACGAATTAATATTACCACTGAAATTACCTGTTACTGTTTGAATATAGCCATAACCAGCATCACCACCAAGTTGTGTTCCACCTGCGCCAATATTTAATACTTGATTTGGATTATCATATGTCAAGTTAGTAGAATCAGTTAATACACCGTTTGTTCCGGCAAATGTTACTCTAGTATTTGATAATGAGTTAGAACGTAGGCTGTTAGCAATTACATTACCTATAAAGTTTGCTGTATTACCTGATAGTTCTAAGTTAACTGTAACATTTGGAGCTATTACATTGCCGATAAAGTTAGCTGTGTTACCTTGTATATTAAGACCAACGTTTGCGTTACCACTTACAAAAACATCAGTTAAGAATGTTGTGTTTGAAAGTGCTATACCAGTAGCATTTGCTGATATATTCTGATCACCAATAAGAATACTACTACCACTTAGAAATAAATCTTTCCAACGATTTGTAGCATTACCTAAATTATATGTTACGTTAGCTGAAGGAATTAAGTTTCCAGTTGTTGTACCAGAAATTTCTAAGTTACCAATATTAGCTAAACCAAGCGTTTTTAAGTTAGCACCTGTAATATTAGCATTTGCAGTAATGTTAGCATTTGCATTAATATTACCAGTGACATTTAATACGTTAGCTAGATTAGCAACACCATCAACATTTAATAAAGTTAGATTACCAACTGTCGTAATATTTGCTTGGTTAGAACTAGTAGAATCAAATACACCATGAAAGAAATTAGCAGTTACTAAATTACCTAAATTAGCATTAGTCGAATTAATATTACCAGTAATAGTTAATAAATTAGTGCTAGTGTTAAAGGTAAAGTTTGCACTTGCTCCAAAATCACCGTTACCATCATTAAATTGAACCTGAGTATTAGCTCCAGCTGGATTAGCTGTATCCCAAGGAACACCATTAGCATATAACAAATGGTCTGTACGTAAATTTCCGACATTTGCGGTGTCAACAACATACAAATTAGCTGATAAGTTTGCATTACTTGTGGTAATTTCACCGTTTGCTAGTATAATATTAGCGGGAGTTTCTCCTACTGAGAAGCCGCCGATTGAGTTAAATGCTTTGATTGCCATGGTAATTTCCTTTTATAAGTGTATTTATGCTATCTCTAAATAATGATCATTTCGCATATTGAATTATCATCATATTATATTTGGTCAAATTACTAGAGTCCGGAGTCACTACTAATTTAACTGTATCAGGCGATCCCGCCTGGTAATTTACTGAAAAACTCCCCACACCCCCATTGATGTAGAGTCCAGAATACTCATTAAATACCACCTCAGTTCCTAAAACTGCGGCAGCTATTTTTGCTGTTTGTCTTGTATTACTTGTTTCATCTGTTGAAATAATGGTAAAATCTATTGCTGATAAATTAGCTATTGAGGTAGACCACAAAACTTGATTAGGTGTAGTAGCTATTGTAGTAGCAAAATAGACCGTTGAATGGTAGAATTCATTAACCCCGACACCCATTTGGAATGTATTTGCTATAACATTATTAGCAATTGCGGTATTGCCCAAATTAGCATTAGCCGACGTAATGTTACCGGATGCAGTAAGTGTTACCGTAGATATTAAATTAGCCCCAGTAATGTCGCCGGCCACCCCGGTAGTAGATATATTACCAAATACGCCGTTAGCGGCAGTAACATTACTAGAAACATTAAGATTACCGGTAATGTTTCCTGTACCTGTTAGTATTAATATATTTGCCGCATAGTCAAATACAAAGGCATTACTACCGTTAACATCCCCGTCATAATTGAATAACACTTGTGTGTTAGAACCAATACCTGTAATATTACCAATAACGTTACCAGTAAACGTTCCAGTAAAATTACCATTCATGTTATTGGCATTAATATTTCCAGTAGCGGTAATATTACCGTTAACTATAACTACGTTAGATGTAGCATTGCCTATAGTTAGATTAGTTAAATTACCTACACTAGTAATGTTTGGTTGACTTGAACTGGTGTTGTCAAATATACCATGAAAATAATTACTTGTAGTTAAGTTACCTAAATTAGCATTACCTGCTGATATATTACCGATAGCATTAATAGTACCGGAAGCATTAAAATTAGTTACGTTGGCATTACCAATTACATTTAATAAATTTGTAGCTGGGTTAAAAGTAAAGTTAGCACTTGCGCCAAAGTTAGTATTGCCATCATTGTATTGAATCTGAGTATTAGATCCGGCGGCTTCTTGTAAGTCCCATGGTTGACCATTTGCGTATAATAAATAATTTGTGCGTAAAACACCTACATTTGCTGTATCTGCAACAGACAAGTTAGCTAATACGTTTATGTAATTAGCACTTGCCAAATTACCCAAACTAGCATTACTAGCACTAATATTACCAGCAATTGTAAATAATTGAGTAGTGTCATTATAAGTAAAGTTAGCACTAGCGCCAAAGTCACCGTTATCAGCATTATATTGAATGTATGTAACAAGTCCGGCTGCTTCTTGTAAATCCCATGGACTTCCATTTGCATACAACAGGTGGTCTGTTCTCATATTACCAAGAAGTGCCGTATCAGCAACGTAAAGGTTGCTTGCTATGTTAGCATTACCGACTACATCCAATAGATTAGTAGCTTGATTAAAAGTAAAGTTGGCACTTGCACCAAAGTTAGTATTGCCATCATTAAATTGAATCTGTGTGTTAGATCCGGCGGCTTCTTGTAAGTCCCATGGTTGACCATTTGCATATAAGATATGGTCTGTTCTTACGTTACCTATAAGTGCGGTATCCGCAACATAAAGATTGCTTGCTATGTTAGCGTTACCGGTTACTGTTAGTAGATTTGTAGCGTAGTTAAATGTGAAATTAGCACTAGCACCAAAGTTACCAACACCATCATTATATTGAATCTCTGTGTTTGCACCGGCTGCTTCTTGTAAGTCCCATGGCACACCATTTGCATATAAGATATGATCGGTACGTAAGTTACCCACATTTGCAGTATCAGCAACAGTTAACCACTTATCCATTTGAACGTTGCCACTAAAGTTAGCAGTATTTGCTTGTAACTGTAAATTGATGGTTGAATTGTTTGTAATTAAATTACCACTTATATTTGCAACGTTTGCAAGTAACAAGTTACCTGCATTTGTATTCAATGCTACAACATTACCACTAAAGTTAGCTGTGTTACCAGTTAATTCTAAATTAACAGTAGCGTTATTAGTTACTAAATTAACAGCAAAATTAGCAACGTTAGCAAGTAATAAGTTACCTGCATTTGTATTCAATGCTACAATATTGCCGCTAAAGTTAGCTGTGTTACCAGTTAATTCTAAATTAACTGTAGCATTTGGCATTATTACATTGCCACTGAAGTTAGCAGTATTACCTGTAAGTGCTAAGTTAATTGTAGCATTATTACTTACTTGAAGGTCAGTAACAAAAGTAGTATTTGCTAGTGTAATTCCACTAGCATTGGATGTTATAGATTGTTCACCGAGGTAAACGCTATTTCCACTTAGAAATAAATCTTTCCAACGATATGTTGCTGTACCTAAATTGTATCCATTTCCTAAACCATCTGCGTCAATTGTTGGGATTAAATTACCGGTTACTTTTCCTGAAATTTCTAAGTTACCTATATTTGCTAAACCAAGTGTGTTTAAATTTGCACCTGTAATATTAGCATTTGCGATAATATTAGAATTTGCGTTAATATTACCATTAACATTTAATACATTTGCTAAGTTAGCAACACCCTGAACACTTAACGTATTAGCTAAATTAGCGACCCCTTGAACATTTAAGGCATTAGCTAGATTAGCAACACCATCAACGTTTAAGAAAGTTAGATTACCAACTGTTGTAATATTTGATTGATTAGAACTAGTGTTATCAAATGCACCTTTATAAAAATTAGCAATTACTAAATTGCCTAAGTTAGCGTTTAATGAAGTTAAGTTTCCACTGAAGTTACCAACATTTCCATTTAGAATAGATGATACATTTACATAATTAGCAGTTACAAGATTACCTAAATTAGCATTAGTAGTATTAATATTACCAATGACAGTTAATAAGTTAGTTGTTTGGTCAAAAGTAAAGTTAGCACTAGCACCAAAGTTAGTATTGCCGTCATTATATTGAATCTGAGTGTTAGCTCCGGCGGCTTCTTGTAAGTCCCATGGTTGACCATTTGCGTATAAGATGTGATCCGTACGTACATTACCAATAGTTGCGGTATCTGCTACATAAAGATTACCCGATATATTTGCAGAATTTGCAGTAACTGTATTAGATGATACATTGGAATTAATATTACCAGCTATTAACGTACCGGTTACAGTTAAATATCCAAAGACATTTACTCCATTTCCGGCAACTACTAATGTAGTGTTACCTACAGCACTAATATTAACATTACCATTAGATGATGGAATGCTTACATTACTATTACCATTTGATACACCTGATGTGTTTAAATTTCCTAAAAATCCACCGTCACCAATATAAAAAGCACCCGTATTAGCAACAATATTTCCACTAGCTGTTAGTGAAGTTGTTACATGTAAATTTCCAGTACCATTTGGAGTAAGATATATGTTACTGTTTGTAGTTATAGTACTAATAGTAGTATTAGTAAAGTTTAGATTACCAATATTAGTATTACCACTAATGTTACCACTAGGTTGATTTGTTACACCAATTAATCCTACATAACGGTAACCAACAATATAAATGCTTTTGCCTGTAACACCACCTGTAATTTGTGCTGGTATATTTGTACCATTAAAATTCAATACACCAGATTGGTAGTCAAAGAACCAAGTATCATCTGTTCCGGAACCAGCTTGGAATAATTTAGTACCTGATGTTTGTGGGTTAGTTACTCCGGTATTAGCTACATATACTTGTACTAGATAACTAGAACCAAATTGAGTTGGTACCCAATTTGTTAAATTTGTTTTCCATGTTTGATTATCAGGAGAGGTTAAGTCTTCTGTACATTCTACACTAGGACTAAAGCTTCCTACACCATCTTGATAAACTTGTACAATACTACTTGTAGCAGCCGGAGAAGTTGATGGAATCTGATTACTTTCCATCCAAATAAGATCGCCGCGATATAATAACGGACTAGGAATACTCTCGTTAAAGGCTTGTTTGGTTGTTTCCTCAGCGGTTTTAGTTACTCCGTAACCAACCTTTTTCCACAAATAGTCGATCTTTTGTGATTCGTTAAACGTTGCGGCCATTAGGTTTGTACTCCGATCTGTACATCAGTTATAGTTTGGCCAGAAGCCAACGCAATTCTAATTAAAATATTCTGACCTGTACTGAAAGTTGAACTCTGTTCACCAAGTGTCATGGTATATCTTACGTTTGAAATCTGTGTGTTCAATGGAATCACATCAGCTCCGGTTAACGCACATCCATTAGTATTAGTACCGCCATTTTTTGCGCCCGGAACACCCGCACCATTATATTGTTGGAATCCAGTTAACCATCCGTTAATTGTACTCCATGGTCCAGGATAACCCGGTTGAGTGACGTTACCGGTCGAATCAATTGTTGTTCCCGGTGCAGCCATCCATAAACCTGATAAACCAGTTGCTCCGGTAGTTAATATAACATCAAAGTTATTCATAGCAAGTCTAGCAAAGGCAAACGTGAAATACTGTAATCCTGATCGTCCTGTAGCTAAGTTAGGTCCAATTGGTAAATACCCAGTAGATAAATCTACAGCATAATGTTTTAATACACCATATCTAACAACTGCTTCTGGTGTACCTGCAATAGTTTGAGCACCTGTCCAAGCATTGCTGGTATAATAATTTGTAGCTCCATTAAACGCTGGAGTATTGCCTGCGGTACTTAACACTACACGAATGGCAGCTTGTGTATTACTTGCTACATTAGCCGCAATAGATTGTTCATTAAATCCAGAGTTTGCACCAGCATACATTTGTATTTTTGTAGGCAATTGAATTGTTGTACTAGTACCAACAACATTGAATATGTTTGCCGCTATAGTTGATACACCATTAACAGCACCATTGAGTAATATATTAAGATTACCCATTGAATAGTTAGTTGAAATACCAATATTAGCTTTAACATTAGATCCAGTCAACATAGAGTTTCCACTGTTATCAATTTGTGCTAATGTTTTAGTTTGTGTAGATATAACTGATCCGGAACCTTCATATGATGTACCAGATGCTACTGTGAATGGATCAGCACTACGGAAAGTTTGTCCTGTAAAGTTTTGTAATTCTAAATTAGCTACAGTAATAGCCGGTGATCCAGTAGCACTATAGTAAGGGATACCGGAAATATATCTATATGTGCCTGCTGTGGCAGTAACCATTACTGTATTCGTAGTAACTAGTGTTGGGGCAGAATTTAAGTTATCTTTTACCATTCCAATAGTATTAGTATTACCTGAGGTTGAATGACGTAATTGGAAATCATTATAACCATTACCCAAACTAGCTAATGTATTGCTAATTGTAGCTGAGAATACTTTATAGAATCCTGTAGGAACAGCCGCATTTGCTATGTGTAAATCTCTATCTGCTGACACTACTAATGCACCGTATGTACCAACAGCATTTCCACTAGTACTGAATGATGTGTTACCGGCTGAAGTATTGTTTACGTAAGCAGTTAATGTACCTGTAAGTGATGTGTTAGCATTCGTTACCTGTGTACTAGTTGCTACAGGTGTTGTTGTAGCAACACGGGTAACTGCTGTACCATTAGCTAATATATTTCCACCAGTGTTATCAGCGGCTCCTGCAGCCAATAACGGACTAGTACCTTGACTAGCTGTAGCTATAGTAACATTAGTGTAGCTACTGAGATTAGAAGGAGCTGTTGGGTTGGCTAGAATAGTAATATAATTTGTTTTTGTATTCGTATTACTTTGTAAAGTAGTTCCCGGAGTGCCGTTTGCCTGTAATGCGACAGTCTTACCACCAATAGTTGGTGATCCATAATCATTTAAATATGAGTGTGTAATATTAGCACGACTTGTTAAGCCTGTGTTACTTGTAGTATCACCCCACGTCCAATTAAACAAGTTACCAGTAAATGATACATTAGGTGATGTATCATTACTGAAGTTAAACAAACTTCTATCACGACCCAAATAGTCAGTATACAGGTAACCAACTTGAGCATTAGAACTATATCCTGTAGCATCAGTTTGTGTGTTAGCTGTTCCTGTAAAGTTAGCTCTAACTTCTGGCTCAACTGTAATCGTAATGTTACTAGATACGAATGGGCTAGTACTATATCCTGTGTATAGTGAAAGATTTGTTACATAACTTACTGTAGTGGCAGCATTTTGTTGTACTGAACTCAAAGCAAATGCGTGAGTAATATTGGCTGCGCCTGGGTTTCCAGCAAGTCCTGTTTGAATATTAATGTTACTATTAGCTGTACCATCTCCCCAACGGAAGTTATATAATTGTTGTGCGCCAAAACTAGCAGTATTACCCGGACTACCTGGAGTATCATTTCTGAAACTAATTACACCACCTGATGTAGCAAAATAGTTAATCGTTGCAACAGAATTAGATGAGAAAGCAGGACTTTGTGGAGTATAGACTTTAACATTAGTGTTAGCTGTCGTTACACTATACGGTGGTGCATTGCCAGCAGTCTGATTTGTTCCAGTTAAATTAATTCCATATATTGCATCAACGTTAGCAGAATTAATATATCTATGGGTGTTAGTTGTCCAAGAATTGCCTGGGTTAACAGCAGTATTGCCATCGCCATAATTAATTGTATATGATGTAGCATATAAACTTGTATTTGTAATAGTTACATTGCTACCAGTATCTAAACTAGTTGGAGTAGTTGTAAATGATGGTATTGGTAATGGTGTATATAATGTTATGTAATTTGTATTAGTTGATGTAGCAGTTGAGCCTTTTGCTCCATTAGCCACATTGCCACCAAAGGTGCCATTAACATTATATGCTGTAAATGTAACTGTAAATTGTCCACCGGAAGTATTACTATATGTTTTTGTTGGGTTACGAGTTGTACTAGTTGTCCCGTCACCAAAATTCCAAAGATAATTAGTAGGATTGCCAATATAGTATCCATTAAACGCTACTGTCAATGGGCTAGGACCCGATGTTGTATTAGCTGAAATATAAATATTACCTACAAAGGTATTTCCAGCAATGTTTAAACTAACTTGATTTAAATCATCTAAACCATCAGTAACATATGTACCGGTAGTCCATCCATTGTATGCTACATTAGTTGTTAGATCACCGTCAGTGGGTGTTCCTAATACAATAGTATTTCCTATAACACCTGAGATATTACTACCGCTTATCCAAGATAGGTTACCAGACCCATCTGTACCCAATAAATACCCTGCGCCACCACCATCGATATGTACGTTTCCTACAATACCTAAATTAGAATTACCAGTAACTGTTAAACTACTTAAATTACCTACTTGTGTTATTTGTGGTTGAGTAGTATTAACACTAAACGTAGTACCTGTTAATGTTAATCCAGTACCAGCATCATATACTTGTGAAGTAGTGAATATACTAAATGTAATATTACTTGTACCAAATATTATTTCACCAGGTGGACTAGCAACAATAAAACCAACACCCTCATTTATAATACCACCGGTTGTAAAGAAGAAATCATTAACACTTAACATCTCTGTGCTATCCGGACCATATTGGTCAGCATCAGTAGAACGTACAATAGCAGTTGTATTGGAATATGTGTATACTCCATTCCATGTAGCGTTAGCTTCATCTTTAACTAAAATTCGTGTACCAACAGTTTGAACATTTGCTCCGTCAATAAACTCAAATACACCATCTGTACTTATGTATGCACCAACTCCGTCTCCCGGAGTAATTTCAATATATGATGTATTACCAATTGTAGCATTTGCTAAAGTAGTTGTAGTTGCTGCCAGTACTGGTTGATGATAACTAAGACCACTTGATACCATTGTGTCAACATATGCCTTAGTTGCCGCATCTGTTGGAACATTAGGATATCCAACATTATTGATCCAATTGGTATTTAGATTGATATTAGCACCAAAACTACTATTACCATTTACAGTAAGATTAGCTATATTAGAGTCACCGGATACATTTAATGAAATCAATGTTCCTACACTAGTAATGTTTGCTTGACTTGAACTGGTGTTATCAAATACACCTTTATAAAAATTAGCAATTACTAAATTACCTAAATTAGCGTTGGCGGCTGTTAAATTGCCACTAAAGTTAGCAATATTACCATTGATTTCATATGCTACATTTACATAATTAGCAATTGCTAGATTACCTAAACCAGCATTTAATGAAGTTAAATTACCGCTGAAATTAGCAATATTACCATTAAGGTCATATGCGATATTTACATAATTAGCAATTGCTAGATTACCTAAATCAGCGTTAGCAGAAGTTAGATTACCACTAAAATTAGCTATATTGCCGTTAAGATCATATGCGATGTTTACATAATTAGCTATGGCTAGATTACCTAAATCAGCATTACCTGAGGTTAAGTTAGCAGTAATATTTGCATTACCATTTACTAGCAAACCATCAGTAGAAATTACAACTACATTGCTAACTGTATCTACACTTATGTTAACATTTGAATTTTCATCTATTATAATGCTACTATTACCATTTAAAATACTAGCAGTATTAGAGTTTCCGGTACCAATCACAGTAAAAGTACCGCCTAATGGGTTTGTTAATGTTATTCCATTTGCTCCGGCTGTAATAGTAGAATCATTTAAATCAATAGTATTACCTGAAACATATAAATCTTTCCAACGTTGTGTTGGGCTACCTAAATTATATGTTATATTAGCACTTGGTACTATATTTCCGACAACTGTTAAATCAAATTCACTTACTGTTAGTGTTGTGATACCATTAGCTACAAGAATTATGTTACCATCTACAACTGGAATTTCTACATAGCTATTACCATTAGCAAGCCTGCCCATGAAATTATTAGCAGTTATGTTGCCAGTTGCATTTATGTTACCGTCAATTATGACGACATTAGATATTAGATCACCTACAGTTAAATCTGTTAGATTACCAATACTGGTAATATTTGGTTGATTACTATCTGTTACTTGACCAGCAAAGTTTGCATAATTTGCATTAGAAATATTGTTTGATTCTGGTGCCCATGATCCATCACCATGAAGAATATTGTATACATTACCATCTAAATTTATAGTAGCAATATTACCTATACCAACTACATTACCAACATCTACTGAATAAGCAATATCAGCATAGGTTGAGTAATTGGAGTTTGCTACTTCTCCGGTAACGTTAGCACCTTGGATATTACTTAAGTTATTACCTGATCCAATGAAATAATTTGCTATTGCTACATTACCTAAATTAGCATTAATGGCTGTAATATTACCAGTAAAGTTAGCTGTATTACCATTTAATTGAGTAGCTACATTTACATAGTTAGCAGTAACTAGGTTTCCTAAATTAGCGTTTGCCGCTGTTAAGTTACCACTGAAGTTGGCTATATTACCGTTTAGTTGAGTAGCTACATTTATATAATTAGCTGTTACTAAGTTGCCTAAATTAGCATTTGCGGCTGTTAAATTACCAGTAAAGTTAGCTATATTACCGTTTAACTGAGTGGCTACGTTTATATAGTTAGCTGTTACTAGATTACCTAAATTAGCATTAGTGGCTGTTAAATTACCACTGAAGTTAGCAACATTACCGTTTAGTGTATATGACACATTTACATAGTTAGCTGTTGCAAAATTACCTAAATTAGCATTACCAGTAAGTGTTAAATTTGATACTGCTAGTGTACTAGTGTTGGCATTAAATGTAAAGTTAGCACTAGCACTAAATGCGTTGTTATTATTAAATTGTACTTGTGTGTTAGTACCGGCTGCATTAGTTGTGAATACATACGGTGTACCATTTGCATATAAGATACGATCTGTTTTTAGATTACCGGTAGTAGTATTACCTTTAACCGTTATTCCAGTAGTGGTAATAACAACTACGTTAGATATTCCTCCTACACTTGCTGTGATATTTCCACTAAATGTCGCAATATCTACATTACTTTGACCATTGCTAATAGCTGATCCAGACCCAGGAGGTGACCATTGAATTACCCCGTTACCAGCTGTAGTTAATAGATAACCGGCTCCGCCACCAGTGATAGTGATGTTAGATACTGGTCCTAAATTACTTAACCCGTTAACATTTATACTTGGAACTGTAAGTAAATTAGTTACATCATTAAATGTTAAATTTCCACTACCAGCAAATAATCCATCATTACTATATTGAATACTAGTATTAGGACCATATGGATTGCCACCTGCATTAAAAGGTCTTCCATTAGCATAATAGTAATTAGCGGCATATATGTTGGCAACTGCAACATTACCTTCTGTATTTAATATGTTGGTAACTACATTCCCGTTAGCATCAATTACTGGAACAGGTGGAATACCTACTGAGTATCCACCGAACGAATTAAATTTATCTACTGCCATCTAGTATCCTGAGTAATAGTTATTATATATTTATCTTTTTTTACTACTTAACTACTACGAAAAAAGCACCCAGGAAATCTTTTTTCTAAATACACTATGCTCACACGACAACAACCCAGACCACTATGCGAAAACTGTAAAGTAACATTGGCAAAAAGTAATGGGGTAAGTAAACATGGTTTTAATAAATGGCACAAGTACTGTGTTGAATGTAGTAAGGCAGCATACAATCCAAAACATGGTTATCTATTACATAAAAAAAACAAATGTGAGAAATGTAATTTTATTCCAGAAGATAAGTGCCAACTTGATATTATATATAAAGATGGTGATAAGAAGAATAAAGAGAAAACTAATTTGAAAACTCTATGTGCTAATTGCAATAGAGTGTATCAAAAGAAATTAAAAGAAAAACGTAAAAGTATATTAGATATTACAGTTGATACTGACT